GAACCTCAACGTAGCACCATATTTTGATGACTTTGATCCATCTAATGATTTTCATAAGGTGCTGTTTAAACCTGGATACGCTGTCCAGGCTAGAGAATTAACATCTCTTCAATCAATTCTGCAAAACCAAGTCGAAAGATTTGGTCAGCATTTTTTCAAAGAAGGTGAGAAAGTAATTCCAGGTAATACCTCATATAGTAGGTATTATTATTGCGTTCAGTTAGTTAATACTTTTCAGGGTGTTCCTGTTGCAGCATACGCAGAGCAACTTGTTGGCACTAAGATCACTGGTCTTACATCAGGTGTGACTGCTTTTGTTGATTCTGTTCTTCTTCCAGAAGACTCGGAAAGAGGGAATCTAACAATTTATATTAATTATTTGAATTCAAGCACTACCAATAATTCTACGGAGACATTTTTTGATGGTGAGGAATTGGCGTGTAGTGAAATTATCACGTCTGGTCTTTTAGGAAATAGCAGTATTTCTGTTGGTGCTCCTTTCGGATTGACACTTTCTAATGAAGCAGCACAAACTGGATCTTCTTTTTCAATTCAAAATGGTGTATACTTTATTAGAGGTCACTTTGTAAATGTTGATACTGAAACTTTAATTCTTGATCAGTATAGTTCAAATCCAAGTTATAGGATTGGTCTGTTTGTTAGTGAAGAGATTATTACAGCAGACTTAGATGAAACTCTTAATGATAACTCTCAGGGATTTAATAATTATGCTGCGCCTGGTGCAGATAGACTTAAGATTAGTACCTCTCTGATTAAAAAATCTCTTGATGATTTAGATGATGGATCATTTATTGAGTTAGGAACTGTTGTAAATGGTGGTTTAAGGACAGCATCTAAAAAAACAGGATTTTCTGGTAGTGGTCCTGGATATGATGATATTGGTAAGGTTTTAGCTACTAGAACATTTGCCGAATCTGGTGATTATTACGTAACTCCTTTTGATGTTACGATGAAGGAGTCTTTGAATAATAATGAGGGAAATGGTGGAATATTCAACCCCGGACAATTCACATATGGTGGATCTGTACCATCAGACGATCTTGCACAGTATAGAGTATCGCCTGGAAGAGCGTTTGTAAGAGGTTATGATATCAAAACGGTTGATTCGACATATTTGGATGTTGATAAACCAAGAACAACAAAAACACTTGAAGATCAATCAATAATTTATAATACTGGATCGACTCTTAAACTTGATAACGTTCATAGAACACCATCTGTTGGAATAGGTAGTACTTATGTTTTAAGTCTTAGGGACCAGAGAGTTGGGACGAGTGCAGAAACCGCTCCTGGAAATGAAATTGGTTTAGCGAGAGTTCTTGATTTTAAAATTGAATCAGGTGCTTATGATACCGCAAATGCAGACTTAAATCAGTGGGGTATTTCTCTTTACGATGTTCAGTCATTTACAACACTTACATTAAATCAAGCAACCACTCTCTCTGTTCCTACATTTGTTAAGGGACAAAGAAGTGGCGCAACTGCGTTCATTAGATCTGCAGTATCTGATAGTAAAACAGTTACCTTATATGAAACTCAAGGCGAGTTCATCGAGAACGAAGAACTTTTCTTTGATGGAATATTAAACGGAAGAATTGCTATTGCTGCCACCGCTCATGGTATTGGTGATGTTAAATCTGTATTTGGAACTACAGATGGAACAACAGGTATTAATACATTTAGTGCTGATACCGTTCAATCTGTTGCTCTTGATGTCGGAGTTGCAAGAATTACATCAAGAGATCAAGGAGGAATTAGCACAGTAACCAGTACTAATCCTTTGTTCCCAGGAACAGCGATTAAACTGAACAGTTTGATTCAGTATAGTGACCTTGCATCAGTCGTGGGTGATGATAACGATCCAATTGCTGGAAGAGTTGTAAGTGTTGGATCATCTCATATTGAAATCGTGGGTGTTACAACGGTTACTGGAATCTTTGGTGGTAAATTACCATCATCTGACACTAACGTAAACGATTTTAAAGTATTAACTACACCTCTTGATCCATCAACTGATAATTCTTTATTTACTAGACTTCCTAAAGATTTTATTGAAAGCGTTAATCTTACTGATTCTATTTTAACAATAAGAAAAACTTTTAATGTCAATATTGTAGATAATAAATTATCAACTGCAATTACTGCCGATGATAATGAAGTTTTCTTGCCATTCATTCCCTCAAGATATTCTCTCATCAGAGAAGATGGAACCACCGAGGAATTGACTGCGGATAAGTTCACAATCACTTCACCTGCAGGAAGAAGCACCCTTCAAATTAACGGTCTTGGAACTAATGACACTGGATCAAAGTTGCTTGCAACTCTTAGAAAGAGAAAACCAAAAGCAAAAATTAAAGTAAGAAATAGAGTTCAATCTATTATTGTTGATAAATCTAAAAATGTTGGTTCAGGTATTGGAACAACGACTCTTAATGATGGTCTTACTTATGGAAATTATCCCTTTGGAACAAGAGTTCAAGATGAGAAAATTTCACTTAATGCTCCTGACGTAATTCAAATTCATGGAATTTTTGAGTCTGCAGGCACATCTGATCCTTCTTCTCCAACACTTACTTTACAATCAATCACCAGTGCTTCCTCAACTATTAATGAATTTACAGTTGGTGAAATAATTATTGGTCAAGACACTGGTGCATCTGCAATTATAAGTGAAAAAACCTCTATTTCAGATTCTAAAATTTCTTTCATTTATAAGAGTGATATTTTGTTTAGAGAGGGTGAAACAATAACTTCATCAGAAACGGGCATTAGTGCTGTTGTAAATTCAATTGATGCATCAAGTTTTGATGTGTCTACTAATTTTACTTTCACAAGTGGTCAGGAACAAACTTTCTATGATTATGGACAGATTAGAAGAAAACAAGACTCCTCTGAACCCACGAGAAAATTAAGAGTTTATTATAAGAGTGCTTCATATGAAAGCACAGATGATGGTGACATCACAACGGTCAATTCATATGACAATTTTGATTATTCAACAGAGATTGGTCACGTTAATGATGTGCCAAATAGTGATATCATCGATATCAGACCAAGAGTAAGTTCTATTGCGACTGTTTCTGAGGGAGATAGATCTCCTCTCGAATTCCTTGGTAGAGTATTTACTGGATCTGGAGATTCTGCTCAAAACATTTTAGCTTCAGATGAATCTCTCTTTATTGATTTTTCATATTATCTTGGAAGAATTGATAAAATTTACCTTACACAAGATGGAGTATTTCAAGTTAAGTATGGAGTTCCATCAGACAGACCAGAACCACCTAATGTAGTTGATGATGCAATAGAAATATGTGAAATTACTCTACCTCCATATTTGCATGTTGTTTCTCAAGCAGCTTTGAGATTTACCTCATATAAAAGATATCGAATGCAGGATATCAATAAACTTGAGGAAAGAATTAAAAATCTTGAGTATTATACATCGCTTTCGATGCTTGAAACAAACACGGCAAACCTTTTTATTGCTGATGCTGATGGTTTAAACCGATTTAAGTCTGGATTCTTTGTTGATAATTTTGCTTCCTTCACACCTCAAGAGGAAAACTTTATCAAAAATAGTATTGATATTGAGAAGAAAGAATCTAGACCAACTCACTACACTAACTCTGTTGATTTAATTAATGGACCTGTAGTCAATAATGACACAACTGCAGATCTAAATTTTGCAACAATTGAAGGAAATAATGTAAGAAAACAAAATGATGTAATTACTCTTGATTATGCAGAAGTTGAATGGTTAAAACAAAGTTTTGCCACGAGAACTGAAAGTGTGACACCATTTTTAATAAGTTTCTGGAGAGGTTCGATGGAACTGACTCCAGCTTCCGATACATGGGTTGATACCGCAAGATTAAGAGCAAAAATTATTGATGTTGAAGGTGATTACAGTTCAACTCTTGAGTTACTTGCTCGCACAGAGAATGTTGATCCTCAAACAGGATTGGCACCGATTGTTTGGAATGCTTGGGAAACTAACTGGACAGGTAGAACCATCACTAGAAGCACAAGAATAAGAAACACTAGAACTACTCAAAATCTTGGGTGGGGAAGACGAACAACGAATAGAACAATTGAAGACACTCTTGAAAATACAGTTGAAAATGGTGTCATGTCAAGAGATGGTTTAAGAACCATTGTAACTGAACAGATTGATAGAACTTCTGTGGGTGACAGAACTGTAAGTACAGACATTATTCCATTCATGAGATCTAGAAACATTGAGTTTGTTTCTAAGAGAATGAAACCACTTACTAGAGTGTATGCATTCTTTGAAGGAGAGGATGTAACTAGATTCTGTACTCCAAAACTTCTTGAAATTAGTATGAATTCTGGAACGTTTACCGTTGGCGAAACAGTCACAGGTAGAATGAACAGAACAGGTTTAGATCAAGACATCGGTAATACTCAAGCAAGTATTACCTTTAGAGTAGCACAGTCAAATCATAAAGAAGGACCTTATGATGTTCCTACAGCAACCTATAGAGAAAATCCTTACAACAATACACCGTTGTCGGGAGCATACTCTTCAACTTCGGAAATCTTAAATGTTGATACGTTCTCACTTGCTGCTGAAGCACAAGGTGAATTCTTTGGATTCGTTGCTCCTGGTATGGTTTTGACTGGTGGTTCGAGTGGAGCACAAGCAACTATCACAGATGTCAAACTTATCTCTGATCTTGGTGCTAATGTAACTGGTAGTTTCTTTATTCCAAATCCAAACTCCACTTCATTCCCAGAATTTGAAACAGGAACAAAGACATTTACATTAATTAATGACCCTGATAATAATCAAGACATCTGTACAACTATTTCTGAAGAATCGTATACTTCTGCTGGAACTCTTGAAACAGTTCAAGAAAATATTGTTTCCGTTAGAAATGCAAGAGTTGAACGCAGAGTAGAGTTTCAAGAGAGAAACGTCAATAGAGACCTTGGCACTCAGGTTGTAAATTCTAGAGTTTTAGCTGAGAGTTCCAGAACTATTCGTTTCCCAGATCCACCACCAGATCCACCACGCCCAAGAAGATGGGGTGATCCACTTGCTCAGTCATTTCAGGTTGAGGACGAAGCTGGTATATTTTTGACAAAATGTGATATCTTCTTTGCAACAAAAGATGACATGGATATCCCTCTCATTTTCCAAATTAGAACTATGGGAAATGGTAGTCCATCTCAAACAATTGTACCATTCTCTGAAGTTGTTCTTGCTCCTGAAGATATTACAACATCTGCCGATGGTTCTGTAGCAACCACTATTGAATTTAAAGCACCAGTATATCTTGAAGGCGCTAATAACGATTATTGCATATGCCTTTTATCGAACTCCACCAAATATAGCGTTTATATTTCTCGTATTGGTGAAAACGATACTCTTACTGATACCTTTATTTCCAACCAACCGTATCTTGGTTCTCTGTTTAAATCACAAAACGCATCGACATGGAGTCCCAGTCAGTGGGAAGATCTTAAGTTTACTCTGTATAGAGCAGACTTTATTGAGAGTGGATCTGTAGAATTTTACAGTCCAGAACTGACAAAGGGTAATGGAATGATTCCAAGACTTTTACCAGATTCTCTTGTTCTTAATTCTAAGAAAATTAGAGTTGGACTTGGAACCACAACTGGCGATACTGGATATGAAATTGGTAATACATTCTTCCAGTTAGGAACTCAAGCAAGTGCTGATTTGGTAGGTGTTGCCGCATCTGCAACAAGTCTGACAGTATCAAGACCCGGTATTGGTTACACTCCCTCTACGGGGTCTAGAACCTTCTCTAGCGTCAATCTTGTAACACTTACTGGTAACGGACGTGGAGCTGTTGCTGATGTGTTTGTGAACGCTGGAGCAATCGGCGTAGCAACAATTACAAATGGTGGTTCTGGATATCAGGTTGGCGACGTTCTTGGTATCTCTACGATTGGTGTTGCAACTGTTGGTAGAAATTCAAGAATCACAGTCACCGGTATTGGAATGACAAGTGAACTTATCTTTGAAAATGTTCAAGGAGAGTTTGTGACAGGTATTGGCAACACAATCATGTATGTCAATAGTGCAGGTGTTACAACGCAGTTTAA